GTCTGAGTCAAAAGCAAGAACAACGGCTTTCAGTCCTGTGGGGAGTTCCCGGAGGAACTCTGCTGGTGTGTGTGCCGCAGAGAGTGTGGCAGCCGCTTGTGCGCCGACTTTGGCATCTGCCAGAGAGAGGGCATCAATATATCCTTCAGTGATCCAGAGGGGTTTTTTAGGATCAAGGGTTTTATAGGTGGGACAGACCTTTCCTTTGTAGGAGCCTATGTTACGGCTTTTGTCCTTGCCTCCATAGTCAATGAGCCGGTGATTAAGAACGCCGGGTGCCAGTTCAAATGCAACAGTAGAAAACTCTTCCTGTGCAATCTGGAAAGAAGACTGCCGGAACTTGATTTTCGACGGGTCTAGCCCACGGCTTTCGAGGTATGCGGAGGCAGTGGCATTTGGAGATTCTTTGGTGGAAGGAAAGCGATCCCTGAAGCTGGAAAACAGCTCTGGGAACATTGCCTTGGTTGGTGTCGTTGCTCCACATTCGTTTTGCCGTTGGCAGAAGAGGTGTGCAGGTTTTTCTTTGTACGCCCATGCTTCTGCTTTCCCGCATTCCGGACAGATGAGCCGTTGCAGGTACTCTGGGGTTTCTCCGGCGCGGGGCGAGTCCAGCAGGGCTTTCCGGATTTCTGCATTAACACTGGGCCAGAATTGCGTTCCGATCATTTTAATTCCTCATCCCCCTGCGCTTGTTTAGCTTGTGCAGCATTGCGCATATCCAAGATCATGCGCAAGATGGCGATCAACTCATCGGGATCAGCGCCTCCGTCTCTCAGCGAGAGGCCGCGATCCGCGAGTACCTCTCGAATCTCCCGCAGCGATTTCCTCCCAAAATTCTTTATCTGGAGCATCTCCCGTTCTGATCGTAAAACGAGGTCGGCTATTGTTTCAATCCGAGCATTTTGCAGACCGTTAATTGTCCGGACGGAGAGTTCGATATTGGAGCAGTTTTGGAAAAGATACATGGCAGCTTCGGCCCCATGTGCAAGAAACTTCTGCAAGATGTTCTTTTGCACGGCTGCGGGGTCGGCAGCAGGTTGCCTGCGGAGTTTCCGGAGGGAGTTAGCTTCGATCTGGCGGATACGTTCTCGTGTGACATCGAAATTCTGCCCAATGCTATCCAGCGTCGACTTTTTGGGGGACACCCGTGCAGCAAGCACCGACTGCTCCTTGTTTGTCAGCGCCTCCCAGTTCCTTATCAGTCCTCTGAGCCGTTTATCGAGGGCCAGCCGTGCCATCTCAATTTCATTTTCCATGTGGAGTGGTTTGTTAAGTTAAATTGTTTTGGAATGTCTTAACTTTGTCTTAGGTTTGTCACAGTTGACAAATGGTCAGCAAACGCCTTGCAAAACCTGCATCTCCCAAAAAATCCAGTCACTCGGTGATTGGAGTGACTGGGAAACTTGATACCCTTGACAGTCAAGAGGTGTCAAGATGGGATCAGTTCATCATCTCTTGTGTAGAGAGATCATAATCCTCTCGGTTTTCTGTGACGTCAAACTCATTCGCCGCAGAGCGGCGTCCGTCAATCCGTTCTCCGTCTCCGAGTTTCTGGACGTTGTTCAGGGCAAAGGACACCCCTTTATTTCCAGATACATCGTAGGCATACGCCTTGAGGGAGGCACGAACTTGTGCGCCAGGATACATCTCCCCCGGATCGTCAATCCGTTGGGGTTTCCCATCTTCCCCACCATACCGATCCACGACTTCTGGCGGCTGCTTGGATTTGACGTTCATGAATGTTGAGCCGGGCGGATACCCTTTAGATTCGCCGTCGGAGCGGAAGGGCAGACGGAGGCTCTGTTCTGTCCATTTCGGCCCAAACTTCGCAGTTGCAACTTCTGCAACTTCTGCATTCAGTGCCGACAAGTCGGCGCCTGCCTCGAAAATCAGGGTGCAGGAATAAACGGCGTCAACGGCGCCGGGAGGACACTGAGGCTCCCAAAGGTGGGGGTAACTCAGAGTTGCTGTGGGTGTAATTACTGTCGCCATGTTATCTCCTTTACGGTATAGCGGTGAACTCGTCAGCGGCAGATGTTATTACCTGCGGCGCTCTGGGATCAGTGGAAGGGGCCAACTTGTTTCCAGAGCTGTTTTTGACAATCAGCTCCGACGGAATCGAGTTTTTCCCTAGCGACTTCTCCAGTTGTGCCGGACTTTTCAGTTCCGGCGCGTTGGTCAGTTGGGACGAAATACCTTTTTCCGAGGCCCAACTGGTAAGAGCTGCCTCATCCGCCCAGCGGCGGACAGCTCTTTTCGGCACCAGTTTCCAGCCGGGAACCTCTTGGCCGGATTCTAGTGTATCGGTGAGGTGGCTTCTGATGCTCCGAAACCATCCTTCTATGAGATCAGCTTGTGCCAGCACTTCGCTCATCTGTACCAGCGTTAGCCGCTCCACTAATGGCAGTGGCGTTCCTGCAAACTCTGTTTGTGCAACCTCCTTGGCAGTCTCCCGGAGAGCAGGACACATAGGAGCTGCGTCGCAGAACCGGCACCAAGTGCCAGGATTGAGTGGTGCGGAAGCACCGGGCGAGGGGAGTGCTGCATGAGCAGCATCTATCAGCGTGGCTCCCCACTCCAGCAACTCAAACGCACTTATTGCTTCTTGGCGGATCGGCCCATCAGGATGTTCGGCGCGGGGTTGCACCAGCACCATCGTAACGCTTCGCACCCGGTAGGGGAGTGTGAGCATGGCGCCTAGCGCGTAGTAGCGGAGTTGGGGGTTGTCCTTAATTTCCACGGCAACTCCTGCTCCATGCTTGTAATCGACAACGTAAAGCGTCCCAGAGATTTCCTCGTAGTAGACCGCATCACAAGTGCCAAACATCTCTTCAGGAGGATCGAGGTTTTCCAGCGAGACTCTAACCTCAACATGGATTTTGGGCTTCCGCATAGAGGCTCCCGTCAATTTCGCCAGATAGGTGAGATACACTTGGACTGCCTCGCACATATCTTTTGTCACCTCTTGACCGGCGAACTCCTTTCCAAGATAGTACGCGCTGTACGCTGGTGTGGCGGACGAGAGATGTAGCAAACAATGTTCTGCAAGCGCATGTGCCGCAATTCCTTCTGCTGCGTAGGCAGAGGTCTTCCGTGGAAGTCCCTCGTTGAGGCGGACGGAACCCGGACATTTCATCCATCGCTCTGCATTGGAGGCTCCTAATCGTGCATGTTCGGCAGTCGGACTTAAATCGGACTGTTGCCGACAGTCCGCAGTTTTTTCAGCCATTTTCAGCCTCCATCTGCAACGCAATCTCGTTGATTATGAGGGGATAATCGGAGACAGGAATATCCGAGAGTTTCCGGGCATTGTGGCGATCCAGCAGTTGCTTGAGTGCAGCACCTCCATGCTGGTCGGTGTACTGTTTGAGGCACGAGGCAAACTGTTCCCGTGTTGGGGCAACAGCATCACTAACCGGCAGACTTGCGACGCCGTTAGCAATCCCGTTAGCAGTGGGGGCATCTTCGTAGGGGATGCCATCGACTTCTGGATCACCCAACATCCGCAGATGTGCGGAAATCCGGTCTAACTCTTCGATTGTCTCCATTCGGAGTCGCAGTTCAATTTTCATGTTCGTTTTCACGGTTACACGTTTAACTGGTTTAGCATCCTCGTCTTATGTGCGAGGATGCTGGAAACCGCATCGTCAATTGAGTTGGCGAGTGCGAAGATTCGGACGAACACAGGGCGCGTCTGTCCGATCCTGTGGCAGCGTTTACTAGCCTGCCAGTTATCTGCTGGCGTCCAGCTACACTCTACGAGTGCAGCGTGATGTGCAGCAGTCAAGGTGATAGCCGTTCCACAGGCGTTAAGCTGTCCGATGAAGACTCGGCAGTTTTCATCTTTTTGGAATGTGTCGATTGCAACTTGCCGGGCTACTGGGGTGGTTGAGCCGTCAATCCGCACACACTCATATTCTTCCAGTCCAGATTCCAGGTCATCCAGTGCAGCACGATGGATTGCGAATAAGACAATTTTATTGTACGCACCGGCCTCTAGCTCTTCTGCAACCAGCTCTGCGACTGCCCCTGCTTTGGCGATGCCTGTAAGCCGCCGCAGGGTGGCAAGATGTTCAATATCCGGCCACGGAGCATCTTCGTCAATCGCCTTTTCAATGATGTCAGAAATGTCTTCGTACTCCGGAGATTTCAGGTATTTTTGATAGTCGCTGTCAGAATCCAGCGGGTCTATAAGGTGAGTTGTGATGTGGATGGGCGGCAGGTCTGTCAGCACCGCTTCTGCTCTCCGGCGCAGCATGACGTTTGCCAGCAAATTCCGCAGCCCCGTTGGGTTACGGTTGCCATAGATTTCAACTCCGTATGTTCCACGCCGGATGAAACACCAAGTTGTGATAAACTCCCAGTAATTCTGGGCAATGTGTACCCGCGAGGGGATGAGTTGCGGCCACAGCGCTTTGAAGTGCGTCCACAGCTCGGAGGCGTTGTTGGGTGCAGGCGTTCCCGTGAGGAGCCACACCCGGTTTGCCGCAGCAACCAGCCCACTTCCGCAGGCGTGGTGTCCGTAGATCACTGTTGTGCGTTTTGCCCCTCTGTTTTTCAGATAGTGGGCTTCATCGAGGATGAGGACGTCAGGCTTCATGTCTGAAATCTTCTGCTGGGCTGCCTTGTTTCTTGCAATCCGGGAGTAGGATTCTACGATTACCTTGCCTTCGTACCCCCAAGTTTTGAGTTCTCTGTGCCACATCCCCCGCGCAATGGCAGGACAGATCACACAGAGCTTCTTGCATCCCACCTCTTTGGCAGCAACAATCGCTTGGATTGTTTTCCCTAAGCCCATTTCATCTGCCAGCAGCGCATGGTTGTGTTGGACGAGGTGGGCGACCCCCGCCTTTTGGTAGTCAAAAAGTTTCATATCTTTCATATCCCTCTGCCCCAACAATTCGTCCCCTTGCACCATAAGTTGCAATCAAGATTGCATCGGCCCGTCCATGATCTTTGACCCGGACAAGCCGATGAGCCAACTCAGGACACATCTCCAATGCTTTACTTCGGGAGCCGTCCTTCCCCGGTGGGACTCCCAGTGCTTTCCTCCATGCTTGGGGGGTGACAAAGCGCATGGGCATTTGCAGCCCTCCTGCGACGCCTTGGCAGATGCCGTATCCCATTCCGAAATTGAACATCGACGTTACTCCTTGCCCCGGACGGGCCGAAACTCGTTCAATGATAATTTCGGCGTCCGGGCCTGCCTCTGCTCTCAGAAGATCGGCCAGCAAGGCTGCGCTGACCCACCTTTTTTTCTTAACCTCCAGCACCGGCATATCAAAGACGCGAAAATCGTCTGGAGAGTAAATGGCGACGGCTCCGCCGAGGCCGGGATCAATCCCGATAGTGGTTGTCATCTACTTCCTTTTCACGCTTAGGCGCATCCAGAGGGGGATACGTCGTGCATTCTTGCTATTTCTTTTGATCCGCCGTTCTCGGCAGATCATTTCTATAAGGGTCATGTGTCCTCCTTTGGTGGGATCACCAGATGAACATCGGCGTCGGGCATTG